AATGCTTTAAAGCATTAAATTAATAATATAAGGAAAATATCATGGCTAAAGTTACAAATGCTTTTGATACTTACACAGCTACTTCAGACAGGGAAGATCTATCCAATGTGATATACAACATCTCTCCTATGGAAACCCCTATGGTTTCTCTTGGTGGCAAAAGAAGTGTCAAAAATGTTCAATTCGACTGGCAAACAGAATCATTACCAGCAGCTACATCAACAGGTGTACTTGAGGGTGGTGAAATTTCAAGAGCGGCTTCTACTGCTACAGTAAGAGCAGCTAACGTTTGTCAAATTAATACTAGAAACGCAACCGTTACTGGTTCACAACAAGCGTCAGATCCAGCTGGTAAGAAGTCAGAAATGGCTCACCAAATGTCTATCATAGGGCGTGCGCTGAAAAGAGACGTTGAAAAAACTATCTGTGGACAGCAAGGTAGAAACAACGGAGCTGCTGCTACAGTTAGAGCTACAAGAGGTTTTGAATCTTGGATCTCTACTAACGCTGGCAGAGCAACTTCTGGAACAGCTGGTGCAAATGCTGCAAACGAAAGTTCAGCTCCGACAGATGGTACTCAAAGAGCGTTTACTGAAGCAATTTTGAAAGGTGTTCTTTCAACTTGTTTTGGAAATGGTGCTTCACCATCAGTAATGATAGTTGGTGCTTTTAACAAACAAGCTGTTTCAGCTTTTTCTGGTAGAGCATCTGCTACACAAGCGGTAGCACTTGAAGGTATCCCAGGGGATCACGTTCAAGCGGCTGTTTCTGTTTACACAAGTGATTTCGGTGACATTAAAGTAGTTCCATCTAACTTCTCAAGAGCTAGATCGGCCCTTTTAGTTGATCCAGAGTACGTTGGTGTTGCTTACTTGAGAGCTTTTGAAACTCAAGATTTAGGTAGCATCGGTGATGCGGAAACTAAAGCCATTTACACAGAGTTCGGATTAGAAATGAAGAACGAAGCTGCAAATGGTGTAGTTGCTGACTTGACTACTTCATAAGTAAATTAGTGTGGGGGTGTTTTCACCCATTCGCCCCCACATTTTTTTAGCATGGCAAAAAAAGAAACCGTAGCAGAATATAAAAAGAATTTTGAGTCTAAACTTGTGACGCAAGATTTAGACGATGATGGTGTTTACCATATTCACACCAAACAAAACGTACAGCCTGTAATAGATAATGTTAAGATGTTATCTGAAGTAACAACACCAGGAAAAGACCTCCGCCACGTTGCAGAGATCCCAATGGTGGTTGTTCAAAAGGCGATGCGTGAGGGTTGGTTTAACGACAAAGCTAAAATGAAAGCATGGTTAAACAATCCAGATAATAAAGTATTTAGAGTATGGGAAGGTAAAGTATGACTTACGATGAATTAAAAACAGCAATAGGAAATTGGTTAAACAGAACTGACTTAACCAGTCATTACGATACTTTCATAGATAACGCAGAAGCAGAATTTAATCGCAACATCAGACACAGAGACATGATTAAAAGATCTGATGCTACAGCTGATGCACAATATTTAACTTTACCGACTGATTGGCTTGAAGCTATTAACGTAAAGATTAAGACAGGAACATATAGGCCCTTATTTCAAGTATCAATAGAAACAGGAGACGTATTTAGAAACGCACAAGACAATATATCAGGTGCGCCCTCTTATTTTTCTGTTGTTGATGGAACTTTGGAATTAATACCAACACCATCTACTAGCTCGACATTAGAATTGGTATACTATTCAAAGATACCAGCATTGAGTTCTAGTAACACAACAAATTGGTTATCTACTTCACATCCTGATATTTATTTGTATGGATGTTTAAAACACGCAAGCGTGTTTTTAATGGAAGATGAACGAGTACCAATGTTTGAAGCTGCTTACTTAAAAGCGTTAGTTGATTTAGAAGATGCTAATGAAAAAGCTAAGTATTCAGATGGTTCTTTAATTAAACGAGTTCGGACTTATGGAAATAAGTCTAGGACAAAAACATATTACGCAAGTAATTCATAGGAGTAAAAAATGGCTGGATTTAGCGATTATTTAGAAGATAAAGTTTTAGATCATGTATTTGGTGGAAGTGCTTATTCAGCACCAGGTACTTTATACGTTGGTTTATACACAGCAGCACCATCTGATACAGGTGGTGGCACAGAAGTTTCTGGCGGTTCTTACGCTAGGAAAAGCATGGCAGCAATGACAGTAAGTGGAACATCCCCTACTACAGCAACAAACGGAGCGGCAGTAGAATTTGTAACTGCTACTGGTGCATGGGGTACAGTTACGCACGTTGGAGTATTTGATGCTGCAACGTCTGGTAACTTAATGGCATGGGCGGCTTTAACTGCATCTAAGACAGTAGCAAGCGGTGACGTATTCAGATTCGATGCTGGCGACTTAGATATAACACTAGCTTAATCAATGGCAAGTATTGGCTACGGTCAATATAATTATGGGAAAGCCGATTATGGCTCTCCCACATATCACTTTGCGTCTGCAACAATAGCGCAGACTTCAGGGGTAACTGCTGACGGAAGATTAGAAGTTGTTGGATCAGCAACAATCGCTCAAACTTCTGCATTTACTTCTTCAGCTAAATTAGTTAAACCAGGTGCGAGTACCATTGCTCAAACGTCTGGTTTTACTTCAACGGCAGAGGTTGTAAAACTTGGTTCGGCTACCATAGCTCAAACTTCAGGGTTTGCAGCTACAGGTAGACAAATAGATCGTGGAGAAGCCACGATAGCACAAACGTCTAGCTTTACCTCAACAGGTCACGTTATTAAGTTAGGTGCAAGCACAATAGCGCAAACATCAGGCTTTACAGCGACAGGTTTAATTATTCTTGATGGTGTAGCAACGATTGCACAAACCAGCGGATTTACTTCAGCTGGCGTACTTATTAAAGTTGGAGCATCAACGATTGCTCAAACTTCAGGTTTTACTGCAACTGGTAAATTTATAATTGGAGCTGCTTCAACGATAGCAGAAACCAGTAATGTAACGGCTCTTGGTGGTATAAAATATTTTGGTGCATCAACCATCGCACAAACCTCTAGTTTTTCTGCGATTGGTAGCATAAAATGGGATACGCAAACTGTTTCGACAACCACCTTCACGGAACAGACAGTTTCAACTACAACATGGTCTGAACAATCAAACCCATCAACCGATTGGTCAGAAGCAGCATAGATAGGAAAAAATTATGGCAGATACAACTACAACAAATTTAAGTTTAACCAAACCAGAGGTCGGAGCATCCACAGATACTTGGGGAACTAAGCTAAATGCGGATCTTGACACAATAGATGCACTTTTTAGTTCTACTGGTACATCAATAGCAATGAACCTAGATGGTGCTGTTATTGACAGTTCTGTTATTGGTGGCAATACAGCTGCTGCTGGAACATTTACAACTTTAGCGGCTACAGGAGCATCCAGTTTAGATTCGTCAGTTATCATAAATGAATCAGGAGCAGATGTAGATTTTAGAGTTGAATCAGATAGCAATACTCATATGCTTTTTGTTGATGGTGGGAATAATCGAGTTGGGATTTGTGGAAGTGTTATTCTTCCGACAAGCATTTTAGAGGTGTCAGAAGCAGTAGCCGCTAGTAGTGGAATTAATAGTTTAGTTACCATTAGTGCAACTGATGGCGGTGTAAATATGGGCGGTGGAGAAGGCCCAGGCATATTATTTAAAATTCCAGACGATGAAACCAATCCTTCGGTAGGCGCACAAATTGGAGCATTTAAAGAAAGTGCAGATGATAGTATTTCAAACACAGGTTTAGCTTTTAGTGTTTCTCAAAATGATGAAACTTTAGATCGTGCAGTCACGATTGATTCATCTGGAAACGTAGGCATAGGAACTACTAGTCCAGATGCATTAATAGAAATAGTAAGTAGTGACCCAAGAATAAGGCTAAGAGACGACACAGCAGGTGGAGCAGCAGATGGTGGAGGAATACTTGAATTTGTAGGGTACCACGCAGGCTCAGGTGATGGAAAAAGAGAATGGGCAAGAATTGCTGGATTAAAAGAAAATGCAACAGGTGGTAATGTTGATGGTTATTTAAAATTTTATACTAATAGTGGTTCTTTAACGGAAAGAATGCGTATTACTTCTGATGGTCACCTTTGTATAAATTCAACAGTATCTGATGATTTTCCATTAAGAGTTGATGGAGGTGCGGGTACCAGAGGCATAAATATTACAAATATTTCTTATAACGCTGATAGAGGTGCTATAAGAACTTCACCATCTGGAAATACAACCTATCAAGCAGCAGTATTCCTAAACTCTAGTTCTTCAAATGTAGGTAGAATAGAAGTATCTAGTAATGGTACATCTTACAACACATCTTCTGATTATAGATTAAAAGAAAATGTAACACCTTTAGAAAATGGATTAGATAGACTAAATCAACTGAAACCAGTTAATTTTAATTGGATTGAAAGCGGTAAAGAAGAAGAAGGTTTTATTGCACACGAAGTTGAAGAGGTATTTCCATATGCAGTAACTGGTAAAAAAGATGCAGTCAATTCCGAAGGTGGAATACAAGGACAACAAATGGACTATGGAAGAATAACTCCATTACTTGTTAAAGCAATTCAAGAACAACAAGAACAAATAGAACAGTTAAAAACTGAAATACAAACCTTAAAAGGAGAATAAAAAATGGCAATTTCATATGCATGGGATGTAAGTACAGTTGACACTTACCCAACAAAAGACAGCAACGCTGATGTCGTTTACAACGTACATTGGAGACTAACAGCAACGGATGGCACTAACAAAGACTCAGATGGTAACAACTGGACAGCAGATGTCTATGGAGCGCAAGGATTAGATACAGATAGTATCTCTAACTTCACGGCCTTTGGAAGTCTTGATGCCGCAAAAGTACAAGGCTGGGTAGAAGCTGCTATGGGTGCTGATACTGTTACTGAACTTAAATCAGGCTTAGATGCACAGATAACATTAAAGATTACACCAACATCAGTACAGAAAACAATCGGTTAAAAGTGAATGGCACTACTCCCAATAACTCCACCTCCAGGAATTGTTACCAACGGAACAGCGTACAGTAATAAAGGTCGTTGGACTGATGGTGATTTAGTTCGTTTCCAGAATGGAAATTTAAGGCCCATTGGTGGTTGGGAAAAGTTAAAAAGCACAGCACTAACAGGCACGCCCACAGCTCTTTTCACTTATTCAGATAACGCTGGCAATCCAATTCTAGCGGTTGGTACAAGACAAAAAGTTTATGTTTTAACTAGAAACACTTGGTATGACATAACACCATCTGGTTTTGTAACAGACGAATCACAAGACCCTTTAGGGTTTGGTGCATACAATTACAACGTAGAAGATTATGGCGATGCTCGTTCTCAATCAGGATTACTTTTCAACACAACCTCTTTTTCATTTGATAACTGGGGTGAGTATTTAATATTTTGCTCCGCTTCAGACGGTAAGATCTATCAATGGCGACCACACGGAGGGGGTACAAACACTCCAGATGCAGCTGGAACTGCAATAACTAATGCACCGACAGGTAATCTAGGTGTTGTGGTAACTAATGAAAGGCACATATTAGCGATTGGTTCTGGTGGAGATCCAAGAAAGATTGCTTGGTCATCAAGAGAAGCATTAACTACTTGGACAGCAGCAGCGACTAATACGGCTGGTGATTTACAAGTACCGACAGGTGGTAGAGTTATAGGTGCTGTTAAATGGCAAACAGACGTTATTTTGTTTACCGATACAGGAATTGCACGTCTTTATTATACTGGTCAGCCATTTGTATATGGTATTCAAGATGCTGGCACAAACTGTAAAGCCATATCAACAAGAGGTATCGTTAGTGCTGGTAATTTCTTAGCATGGATGGGTGAAAACAGTTTCTTTGTTTTTGATGGTTCTGTTAAAGAGATTCCTTGTGAAGTGCATGATTATATATTTGACGATTTAAAATACAGTTATAGAAAAACCATAGCTGGAGGACACAATTCTAACTTTAATGAAATATGGTGGTTCTTCCCATCAACCGATTCTTTAAAACCAAACAAATACGTTGTTTGGAATTATTTGGATAACAGCTGGAGTATTGGATCTATGGACAGAGGTTGTTGGGTGGATCAAGGGGTGTTTGACTATCCTATTGCTGCGGATAACGCTGGTTTTGTTTACCAACACGAAAGCACTACATTAAACAACTCTCCAGAGCTGGGTACATCTGTACCTTTCGCACAATCAGGGCCTATAGAAATAGGTAATGGTGATCGTTGTGTGCAAGTCAATCAGATCATTCCTGATTCAGAAGCTAACACATTACCTGGTGTAACCCTTAGTTTTAAAGGAAAATTTACACCGCTAGGGCCTGAAACAGATTTTGGCTCTTTTACTTTTGATTCAACAGATGGATATACGGATGCAAGGTTTACAGCTCGTCAGGTACAGATGAAAGTTACAGGTGAAACGACACAAGATTTTGAAGTGGGTGATATAAGATTAGATTTAAGGAACAGAGGTCGTAGGTAATGGCGAGAAAAACATTTACAAGACCAGGTGAACAATACGATAGGGAATATCAAAACTATTTGGTGTCTGAATTAGAATACCAATCAGGTTTAACTTTTAATAAAGGTGAGCGAATTGAAGCCAATGGTGGCGATCAGACAGAAATAGTTTTGGTGAGTCCTGATGGCTCTAAGTTTAAAATACAAGCGGACAATAGTGGAAACCTTAGTACAACAGCAGTATCATAGTGAGGACTGGAAACCTCATTGGTTAAGGCTAAGACACTTATTAGTTCCAGCTATTGAGTTACAAGACCTTTATGCTCTTGAAGATATAGAAGATGGCATAGAGAATGGACAATTTCAGCTTTGGCCCGCAAGTGAGTCAATAATGATAACGGAAGTGGTCACTTACCCACAAAAACGTATAATGAACTTATTGTTTTGTGGTGGTGACGTAGAAGAACTCTTAGCAATGTTGCCAGAGTTTGAAAGGTTTGCCACTTATTTTGGGTGTTCTCGTCTCTACGGAGGGGGAAGAAAAGGATGGCAAAGATTTTTAAAAAAGCATGGGTTTGTAGAAGAACACATGATTAGAAAAGAACTGGAATAAATTATGAGCAAAGGAAAAAATACAACAACCTCGTCAACAGCGATTGATCCAGCACAGTTAAGGATGTATCAAGGTCTTTATGACACAGCAAGAGTTGTGGCAGACCAACCTTATATCCCATACACAGGAGCAAGAGTAGCTGGTTTCAATCCAGACCAATTACAAGGGTTTGATGCGACTAGAAATATGTTTGGTCAATCTATGGGTTACGATCCTAGAGGTTCATTAAACGCTTTGGCTAATATGCAAGCACCTAGTATTTTAGACAGAAACATTGGTGCTTATCAAAATCCATACACACAACAAGTTATAGATACCACATTAGCTGATTTAGATAGATCCAGACAAATGACGTTGAACAGAAACGCTGATTCAGCGATTGGTGCTAATGCGTTTGGTGGTTCAAGACAAGGAATTGTTGAAGCAGAAACCAATAGAGCCTTTGCTGAACAAGCAGCTAGAACTGCTGCTGGCTTACGACAAGGTGGTTTTGATAGAGCTACATCACTAGCTGGACAAGACATTGGCAGAGAAATAGGCAACAGAGGTTTCCAAGCTGGTTTATTCGGTAATCAATTAGCAGATCAATACAGTAATTTAGGATTACTGGCTAACATTGGCAGACAGCAACAAGGTCTACAACAAGCTGGATTGGATCAAGCATACAATCAATTCTTGGATGCAAGAGGATATGGGCCACAACAGATTGGTTTACTATCATCTGCATTAGGATTAATGCCACAACAAA